ACTCGGCACGTTCTACGCCTTCGCTCGCGCCTGCGGCGTGCGACCGGCTACCATCGTGATCGTCACTGACGATCGCTAGAGGGGAGGCCGCCGGTGGCAACCGGGCCATCCGCGCGCTCACGCTGCCCACTCGCCCGCTACGGCGCCCCGCCGTAAGGACCACGGGCCGCGTAGAGTAAAGCAACCCCGGCCTATTGTCAATTCACCCGCGCGTGCTACAATGTCTCCCGACACGCGCTGGCACGCCTGCCGCCGTTGTCTCCCGTACGGGAGGCACGGCGGCTTTTTCGTATCAGCCTAGGAGGCAGCCGGTGGATTCAGACAGCGGCCTCATCCTCTGTCCCGGCACGCTCCCCAACTCCAAACCCTGCCGCCGCGTCCTGGGTCGCCGCCTCCTCGACCGCATCGAAATCCGCCACCAACGCCGGGTGATCGTCGCGTCCCTGCCCGTCTCTATCCGCTGCGAGGATTGTCACCGGGTGTGGAGACAGAATGACGTGCCCGCAGCGCCCGCCGTGACTCCCTGGACCATCGCGCACGCGCCGAGAGGATAGGCAGTGTGGCAAAGGCGTTCAGCGATGAGCGCAAAGCCTCGGTCCTGGCGGCGATTGCCCAGGGCATGTCCGTTCACGCCGCCTCCCGCGAATTCGCCGTGTCGCGGGCGGCCATTATGCGCTGGCGAGAGGCCAGCGGGCTCGGGACGCACCAGGTCGCACCACAAAAGCGGGAGGAGATAGGTGAGCTCGTCACCGACCTCCTACGGGCGATCCTCATTACTGTACGGATTCAGGCAGAAGCCTACCGCGACACGGCGTGGCTCAAAAAGTACAGCCCCTCTGATGCGGGGGTCAACACTGGCATCCTTAGTGACAAAGCCATTCGTATTCTCGAAGCACTCGAATGCCCCGCCGAAAAGCGGCCCGACACCGAGACTGACGCTTCGTGAATACATCAAAGCTGCCTGGCACGTGGTTGAACCGGCAACCCCTTTCGTCCCCGGCTGGCACCTTGACGTGATTACCGAGCACCTGGAGGCCGTCACGGCCGGACAAATCCGCAACCTCCTCATCAATGTGCCGCCCCGGCATATGAAATCCTTGGCGGTCGCCGTGTTCTGGCCTACGTGGCTGTGGACCACCAGGCCCGAGACACGGTGGTTGTTCAACAGCTACGCGGAGAACCTCAGTGTTCGTGACTCGCTCAAGTGCCGGCGCGTCATTCAAAGTCCCTGGTATCAGTCGCGATGGGGCTCGGTTTTCGCCCTAACCGGGGACCAGAATATGAAGATGCGGTTCGAGAACGACCGCACCGGCTACCGAATCGCATCCTCAGTCGGCGGGTCCAACACTGGCGAGGGCGGCGATATCATCGTGGTGGACGACCCGCACAACGTCCAGGCCGCCGAGTCAGAGGCCGTGCGCGAGAGCGTCCTGACCTGGTGGGACGAGGTGATGAGCACCAGACTCAACAACCCGGCCACCGGGGCGCGGGTCATTGTCCAGCAGCGGGTCCACGAATCCGACCTCGCGGGCCACGTCCTCGAGCGGGGCGGCTACCATCACCTGTGCCTGCCAGCGCGCTACGAGCCGCGCGTCTACGCCTCGGGCTGCGACGTGGGCGCGCACGACACGCGCACGGTGGATGGCGAGCCGCTGTGGCCCGCCCGCTACCCTGAGAACGAACTTGCCGCCCTCGAGCTTGAGATGGGGACGTACGCTGCGGCCGGCCAGCTACAGCAGCGCCCGGTGCCGCGGGCCGGCGCCATCTTCCGATCCGAATGGTTCCGGCCGCTGCCGCCCGAGTTTGATACGCCGGCCGGGCAGGACAAGCTCACGCCGCGCCAGCGGTTGCGCGTGGTCCAATTCTGGGACCTGGCGTTCTCTGAGGCCGAGTCGGCGGACTACCTGTCAGCCGTGACGGTCGGGCTGGACGCCAGCGCCAACGCCTACGTCCTTCACGTGATTCGCGTGCGCGCCGGGGAAGCCCGCCTGGTCCAGGTGATGGCAGACCACATAGAGCGCACCCGACCCCAAATCGTCGGTGTCGAGGAGGGGGCGTTCAAGCAGGCGGCCACGCGCGACCTGGTGCGGCGGCTGGCAGCGGAGCTAGGGACACGCGAAGCGGAGCTGGCGCTGACCATCAATTGGATCAAGCCGACGACCGACAAGACATTCAGGGCGCACCTGCCGGCGGGCCGGGCGGAGGCCGGGCTTGTCTACGCCGACCGCAGCGCGCCGTGGTGGACGACGTTCGAAGCCGAACTCCTACGGTTCCCCCGCGGGCGCCATGACGACCAGGTTGACGCGCTCAGCGGTGCGATGCAGCTCGCGCTTGAGAAGGTGGGGACCGCCGCCGCCAACGACCGCCTTCGCCTATCCGGGCGGCCGGACGGGGATGAGGACGACGACGGCGACGAGGAGGGCGACCGCTATTCGCGGCGCTTCTTCGCGGCGCCCGCAGCGGCAGCCGGGGCCAACGGGAGGCGGTAGAGGATGGCGCGGAAGCGGAATCAGAGCCTCGACAAGCCCACCCGAGAGTATCTGCTCCCGCTGCGGGCCGAGCTCGAGGAGCATTTCCGGTCGCAGGATGCCGAGATCGACGATATGCGGGCTGTGCGCGAGCTACGAAAGCCTGTGCCGCTCCACGACGATTTCCGATTCGTGTCAGTCGAGGTGCGGGACGCGACGGCGACGGACGAGATACAGCGCGTGGCGGCCAGCCTCAGCCTGAACCCGCCCAAGTTGACGGTGACGCCGCAGCCGGGGCGTGGGGACAAGCCGCAGGAGAACGCGACGCTGCGGGAGGGCTGGACGAGCGAGGTGTTGCAGATCGCCGGGGGCCGGGGACCGGGGCAGCATACGCTGGCGCGGATCATAGACTCCGTGGTCGCGGACGGTGGTGGCTGGTGCAAATTTCTGCACGACAAAGATGTCTGGGACCTGCGGTACTCGCTAAAGACGCGGGACTTCCAGCGCAAGGCCGACGAGGAGACGGACGAGGAGGCCGGCGGCGAGAAGCCCGACGACGGGGACGCCCGCGCTGAGGACGGGGCGACGGGCAGGCGACGGAAGACGGAGAAGCCGACGAAATCGGGCAACACCTACACCGACTTCGCGGCCTACAACGCGGCCACAGAGGAGGCGAAGCGGGCTGCCGGGCCACCGTTTATGTGGAAGCACGTTGACGCCAGGTGCGTCTATCCAGTTTTCGCGGGCGGGGTACTGGCGGAGGTCCTGGAAGTGCAGGAACGCCCGCAATGGTTCACCTTCCGCAAGTACAGGCTGACCCGCGACGGCGATGGGAACATCGTCCCGCAGGAGTTGGGGGAGGGTGGCGCGCCGTCTACCGCCAAGTCCAGCACGGTGCAGTTTGTTGAGCACTGGGACGATGAATGGTGCACGTACCTGGTCCTGGGGAAGAACAACCGCAGCGAGGCCACCGCCCAGGTGGTGCAGCAATGGAAGCACGGATATGGTCGCGTGCCGTACTTCCACGCCTTGGGGCTTGCAATGGGGCATTGGGGCGGCCGGAAGGTGGGCTGGTCCATCGCGCAACCGAAGAAGTTCCTGGTCGAATACAAGGGGTATTTGCGCACCCTGAATGCACAATTGGCTGCCCGTGACGTTCTAGGCGTGCTGTTCCGTGAGGTGCCGCGCGAAGGCGCGCAGATTACCGGCAAGACTGGCAAGCCGGTACGCACGCAGAAGTACAAGTTAGGCGAAATCGTCAATGGCGAGCCTGGCGAGAAGCTTAGCGTGGTGGCGTTCAATCAAGTAGCGCAGGCTTTGCGTGATGAGTTGGCGCTAACCTCTGAGGATATCGACAAACTCTCGACCCCGCGCGTGCGTTCTGAGATTGGCGCGGGGTTAGAGGGTGCCGGCTTCGCCATAAATCAGGTGCTTAGTGAGGCCCGCATTCGTTTCGATCCGCTATCCTCGAGTATAGAGGCGATGCTGAAGGAGATAACCGACTTCCTTTGGTGGCTTGTTTGTCACCGTATCAAGGAGAAGGTGTACGTCCTTAGTGAGGGCAGCGGCGAGCATTTGGTCGCCGGACCTGAGGATTTGACGGATAGCGTGACGTTCAAGTGGCGTCTAGAGCCGGAACGGCCGACGGATAACCTGATCCGGGAGCGGTACTGGCACGAGCGGTTGGAGCGGCGGACGGCGCACTGGGCGCAGGCTGTGGAAGCGATGGGGGACAACCCCGACGAGATTCTGGCCGGGTTGGCTGAGGACGATATGCGCGCCGACCCGGCCTACAAGAACTGGATACGCAAGCGCACGTTCGAGCGTGCCGGTCGGGCTGACCTGTTGCTGGATGCGGAGGCTGACAAGTTGGCGGCGACGGGGATGTTCCCGGATGCGGCACCGGCGATGGGTGGGGACAGTCCGGTGCCGGACATGGGGGCGCTGGCGGCAAGCCCGAACGGCGCCGGGATGCAGTTGCCGGCCGGCCCGGTGCCGGGGGCGCCGGCAGGGATGGGGATGAGCGTCCCCGGCCAGTCGGCAGCGGCCGGCGTGCAGCGGTTGATGGGGTAGCGGGATGGCACGGCACAAGCCCCTCCCCGTCCGCGTCGCGGCCAAGCTCGAGGGTGAGGCCGACCGCTTGAGCGAGATACTGGCGGCCAAGTTGCTGTCGGACGCGGAGGATGCGAAGGATGTAGGGGTGCCCAAGACGTTGGCCTACTTCCGCGCCAATTGGGGAGACACGGCGTGGCGGCAGGCGATGCGCCAGCGGGTGGGGGCAAGCGCGTTCATTGCGGCAGCGAAGGCGGCAGGGTTGGGGTATACTCCACCTATCCCGCCGGCGGGAATGCCGCCGCCGGGGGCGTTCCCCGAGGAGGACGCGCCGCCGCCCGGTGCGTTCGAGGGGTTGGACACGGGGATGGGTGGTCTCTCCAATCCGCCCTACCCGATTGCGGCGGGGAACCCGGGGCCGGTAGGCGAGCCGGCACCCGGGATGGTCGAGGCTGGCGGCGTGCATCCTCCCGCGCCGACCGGCCCGACCTCCCCGCCGGACACGACCGCGATGCTGATGGAATTGATACACCAGCTCGGCCCCGACGCCGTGCGGGCGGCTCTGGCGGAGCACGAGATGATGGCGGGCGTGCCGGCCGCGGCGCCGGTGTAAGGAGACGATGGGATGCCTCCTCCATGGTGGGCGCTGACGAAAGACGCTGACGGGAATGACCTCCTCAACGACGCGGCGTGGCGGGAACAGACTGCGGAGGCTGACCAGATCGCCCGTGCGGCCTACCACGAAGCCCTAGTTGAACTCGACAACCGCAAGTTCGAGTTCACGAGTCAGCTTCAGCGCGAGCAGTTCGCGTGGCAGAAGGCAACGCAGGCGTGGACGCAGGCGTTCCAGGAGAAGTCGCTGCAGGTCCAGGTGGATTCTGCCCGTGCGCAATTGGAGCAGTCGTACCGGATGCACGGGGACCGACTGCGCTTTGACGAGGAGACCCGCCGGTTGGAGCAGGACTACCGCGCCGCGCAGCAGCGACTCCAGCGCGACTTGCAGAAAGAGGACCAGCAATTCCGGCGCGAGATGGAGGAGGGCCGCTACGGGCACGAGATTGCCCAGTTAGGGCGGCAGCAGGCATTCCAGCGCGAGCAGAACGAGGCCGACCGGGGGATACAGGGGTTGCAGCTCCTCGCGTCTCTGCGGGGGCCACGCGATGCGTTCAAGCAGCAGGAAGTGGCGCACGGGCTGAATCAGCAGGGCGTGTCGCGGGCGGTGGACGCGATAGCGGGCCGGTTCACGCCGCCGCGAATTCAGGCGCCGCAGGCCACGCCCGAGCCGGTGACGCTGGCGAGCCTGTCGGGGTTGACGGGGTACCAGCCGGCCCCCGGCACCGGGCCAGCATTCAAGCCGCCGGAGCCGTTCTGGCGGCCGATGCAGTTGCGGGCCGACCAGGCGCCGCAATTGCCGCCGGGCTTCAACTAGGGGGGGGCTGGAAATGGCGACGCGGTACATTCCGCAACTCGGGATTCACGTCCACGACCAGACGCGCACCGTGACGGTGCCGGGGTTGGGGCAGGTAGACTCGAGCGGGAACGTGACGTTGCTGGACGGGACGCGGCTGCGGGCCGGGGACGTGCCCGACGACGGGCGGCGGAACGCGGTGATAGCGGCGGCGAGCCAGGCAGCGGATGTGTTTGGGGCCGGTGGGGTGCCGGGCTTGCCGCAGTTCCAGGCACCCGTCGCGCCCGCGCAGCCGGCCGGTGGCGTGCGACTGTTGCGGGACGGGACCACCGTGGACGATGCGTCCTCGACCGTGAAGGTACCGGGACTGGGGTGGGTCAACCGCAACGGGTGGACCTACCTGACGGACGAGCGGCAGACGGTGCCCGCCGGATACATTCAGGCCAAGTACCCGCAATACCTTCAGCAGGTCATTCTGGCAGCGCAGCGTGCGGTCGAGGTGTACGGGACGGGGACAGCAGCCGATCGGTCTGGGGCTGGTGGTGCTGTGGGTGCGCCGACGGGGACGACGATCGCGCCCGCGCCGAGCCCGGTGGGGCCGGCCGGACAGTATCCGGGGGCCACCGCCACCGCGCCGGCGCCGGTGGCTGGTCCGAGCCCGTACACGGCAACGAATCCGCCCGTTACGCCGAACTCGGCAGCCCATCTCGCCGTCTTGCAGCAGGCGGAGGCGCAACGGCGGCAGCAGGAGTACGAGCGGCAGCAGGCGGAGGTAGCGCAACGGGCAGCCGAAGATGCCGCCCGCCGCCGGACCAATCAGGCGCGGATTGCCTCCTTGGAGAGCCACCTAGGCGCCTTGCCGCCGCTCAATCAGATCAACGCACGGAACTTCCTGGCGCTGCCGCGCGACAGCCAGCAGTTTGTCGTGGGCCTGTTCGAGCAGCGCGGCCATTCCGAGAACGACGTGTGGGATGCGGTGTCCCGGTCCCTTCCAAGGTTCGTCGCGCCCCAGGTAGGGACGGTACGGCGATGAGCGAAGACGTTGCAATCACCTACGAGCTTTGGGACGCCGAGAGCAACAACCTCTGGGGTGCGTACGACAGTGAGGCTGCCGCGCTGACGGCCGTGCGCAAGGCCGCGCTCGCCTATGGTCGTGCCTCGGCGGAAGCACTTACCCTGGGGTATCAGAATCCGCCAGGTCGCTTCCACCCCATCGCGGAGGGGACTGGGCTGGTGTCGCGAGCGAACGCTCAGGTACGGGTGGCGCGGCGATGACGGCACGGTTCGTTGGCCGGGCGCTCTGTCGCGTCCTCGGCCACCGGCCCGCCACCCTCTGGGTCGGGCTCCACGGGTGGATGTACGGGGCGTGCCCGCGCTGCTGGACGCGACTGCCGGGGCAGGGAACGGTGGTGACGGGCACCGTGGACAGCTTCACGGTGACGCATACGGGAGGCACGGCGTGAACTACCTGGGGAAGGTCGCGCCGACGGACACGCCACGGAACCTGACGATGCTCTACCTCGAGCTATTGCGGGCGGGCGGGCCGCCAGCCCTGGCGGGGCAGTTTGTGGCGGTCTGGACGGAGACGGCGGGCCCGGGACTGTGGGCGCGCCTGGCTGGCCGGGTGAACTGATGGCTGAGATGCCGACCAGCGTGCAGGTGGGGCCGTTCCGCTTTCGCGTGACGACCGATAGGGCCGAGATCAATCGGTTCCGGGTGGAGAATGGTGACGCGCACATGGTGGGGCAGGCTCGTCTCCACGAGCAGGTCATTGCCATTGACCCGGCCCTGGTGCTCGACCAGCGGCGGGACACCCTGCTCCACGAGATACGCCACGTCGTGGACATGGTGACGGGCGTGTATTCCGGGGAACGGGAGACTGCCGAGCAGAACATCACGCGATCGACCTCGACCCTGCTGGACACGCTGCGTCGCAACCCCGCGCTGGTGGCCTGCCTGGTGGCAGAGGATGAGGGGGGCTGAGGATGGCGCGCTTCCCGACGGTCATACCGAATAGCGACCTGGCCGCCGACCTGTACCGCAAGACCTTGCGAGCGATTGACGCGCAGGGAATGGCGATCCGCACCTTCCGCAAGCTGGACGAGCAAGAGGAGGAGATTGCCCGATTGGCCGCCGAGCCCGACTACGGGCCGGTAGCGCCAAATCAGGGGCCGCAGATCGCAGCGGGTGAAGGTCCAGGGACGGGCACGCAACGGGAGGAGATACCGTACGAGGAGGTACAGGACCCGACGGGGCGGCAGATGGCGCGGGCGTTCTCGGGCTCGCAGCCGCGTTCTCTCCAGGACGTCGACTTCAAGGAGTTGTTCCGGCCCACCGTCGAGGCTATCCAGCAGGACGTGGGGCGGCTAGCCAAGTTCGATGAGGAGTCAATCACCGAGAACCTGGACAATACCATGACGCCCGACCCGCCCACGATGCCGATCAACCCATTCCTGTCCCTGCCAGGCGGGCCGATGCTTTCTCCCAACCCGTTTGGTCTGACGCCGGGCAAGCCGGTACGGGAGACGGAGGAGGAGCGTCGCAAGCGGGAGCGCGGCGAATCTGGAGTAGCGGACATTGGGGCGGCGGCGTTGCGCACGGCGCTACGCCAGGGGGAAGCGAATCCTGGCCTGCTGGCCGAGACGCTGATAGGGACCCAGAGAGCTATGCAGCGGGCAGCGTTGCGGGGCCGGGTTTTTGGCGGTGATGATGCCGTTGGCGGGCTAGGTGGCGATGCTGCCGGCGTGATGCGGGCTGCCACGGGGGATGCTGGTGGTACGGACGCATCGGTACGCCCGGCCGCAACAAGACTGGCACGTGAAGCCGTTGACGAGCCGCCCGTTGCGACGGTGGCGTCAGGGGCTCCGGCCCCATCTCCCGCCACAGCGATCGGCCAGCCCGCACCAGCCGTCACCCCGCCGCCAGCCACCGCGCCGGCGCCGGTGCCACCGGTGGCTACGCCTCCGTCGCGCCCTAAGCGCCAGCGCGTCCCCGTCTGGATGGCGCCGGCCTCTGACGCGCTGCCCGAGCTACCGCCGGTTCCTAAGCCCACGCCGGCACCCGGGGGCGCGGGCGGTGGCGGCAAGCCACCGGACCTCCCGTCAGGACGCTCGCCGGGCGGAATGGGCGAGCCGCGACGGCCGGTACCGCCTGAGGACCCGCTTGCCCCGGTGGTGCGCGCTCTGGACCGACCTGAGAAATCGGCCGCGGAGAGGGTGCGTGAGGGCGGTAATCTCCTGCTCCGGCAAGCCTACGACCGCAACTATCCGCTGCGTGAGTTGGACAAGGCCGCCGGGCTCGACCCCCACGAGGGATCGCACGCTGCCGCCCAGGTCGTCTCCGGCTCGGTGTCTGCGGGCGAGTGGCTCGTGGAGCGCGACGTGCTACCGGTCCTCGACCGTGTGGGGCGCGACATGCGGCACCTAGAGCAGTATTGGCTGCTCCGCGCGTCTGAAGACGTGCTGGCGAAGTACCCAGAGTCGCGGCTGCCGGGCGGCATCGACGGCCACGTCGGCATTCGTCGGGCGATGGACGCGCTGAAGGCGAAGCTCGGCCCGGAACGCTTCAAGGCCATCGAGGACGCCGCCAACTCCTTGTGGAAGGTGAACGTCGAGCTTCGCTTGAAGCCGTTGCGCGACGCCGGGCTGATTTCCAAGGCGCAATTCACGGCGATGAAGAACGAGTACCCGCATTACCTGCCGTTCCATCGCTACGAATACAGTTCTGACGACGTGGCGCACCTTCTGCCGCAGACCAGGCCCACCGCGAGCGTGGGGAGCCCCGGTATCGCGAAGCGCACCGCGGGCGGGAGCTTTGAGGCCCTCAATCGCCCCATCGAGCACTGGATGGCTGACCTGATCCACACGCGCGTCCTGATCGCCCGGAACGATGCGGCCCGGATGCTCGTCACCGCGCTGGTAAAGGCCGGTGAGGCAACCGGGGAGACGCTCGTACGCATCCTGCCTGAGCGGCAGGCAACGGCGGAAGGGCTCACGCGCGCCACGCGCGATGCGGGGCCGATCAGCTTCTACGTGAACGGGGAGAAGTACTACGCCCAGGCGCCGAAAATCTACGAGGTGGTCGCCAAGAACCTGGAAGCCGAGCCGGCCACCGCGTTCTTCCAGCTTATGGCGGCGCTGGCGTCACCGCTCCGGGCCGGGGCAACCTCGCTCTCGCTCTCGTTCCTGCCGCGCAACATCGGACGCGACCTGCAGAGCATGTGGCTGCGCGAGGGCATCTCCATCGCCGATCCGGTCTATTGGCGGGCGCTGAAGGCGGTCATCGCGCGCAACAGCGATTTTGGAGAAGCGGCGCTGGCGGGCGTGCTTCAGTCGGGGTTGATCGAGAGTAGCCAAAAGCGCGACGTGTTGAAGCGCGCTCAGCAGATGCGCGGCATCGAAGTTCGCGACGCGAAGGACGCGATTCTGTTTGTGCCGCGCCTGCTCGGACAATTGCCCAAGGCGTTGCTGCGCGCCAATGAGATCGCGGAGCAGGCACCCCACGTGGCGACATACTTGAAGCGGATGGGGCAGGGGGATAGCCGGCTGAAGGCGGCGGTCCTGGCCCGCGATGTGACGGTGGACTTCTCCAAGTCGGGCAATGTTGTCCGCCACGTCAACATGATGGTGCCGTTCTTCAACGCACGCATTCAGGGCACGGCCAACACGATCCGGGCGGTACGCGACAAGCCCATGCACGCCTTGGTCGCGGTGGGCGGGCCGATGGTCTTTGCATCGGTGGCAACGTACCTGTGGAACGCGCGCTACGAGTCGGCCGGGAGCATCCCGCCCTACGAATGGGAACGCTCCTGGCCGGTGGTCTTTGGCGAAGTAGAGTTGCCGGCCGACCCGAAGATGCCGGGGAAGCGGGAGCGCGTGCCGCTCTACTTCAAGGTGCCGAAGGGGGACTTTGCTGCGGTGGTGACGGCGCCTGCTGAGGCGCTGCTGCGTGTGGCGTGGAAGCAGGATGACCGCAGCGTGATCGAGCACTTCCTACAGGCCGGGCGGCAAATGACATTGGGAGTTACCCCGGTTGACCCCACGGTGACGGGGCTGGCGGGCAGCATTGCGCCGCCGCTTGCGGAGACGATGTACGAGATGGGGACGGGCACCGACATCTATCGGCGCCGCGATATTGTCCCGATGGGGGAGCAAAAGCGGGCACCGGAGCTTCAGTACGGGTCGGAGACGAGCAAGGTCGCCGTCGCGCTCGGCCAGCAATTCAAGGTGTCTCCCCGGATGATCGAGCACGCGATCCGCAGTTACACCGCCGGGGCCGGACAACAGGTGCTCTGGCTGACCGACCTGGCGCTCGGAGCGTTGGGGTACGACCCGCGGGCGCCGGGCGAGTCAATGCGCCGGCCGCTTCACACAGCAGAAACCGTGGCCCGCGCCCCCGGGCTATCGGGCCTAATAGGTGCACGAGGCGGCGAGCAGGAACGGCTCGGCTACGAACGCTTGAAGGCGGCGACGCTCGAGGGCCGGCGCACAATCAATCAGGTGCCGGACGTGGTACGCTTGAACGTGACGATAGATGATGTGGGTGACACATTCGACGGGGTGCCCTTGACGCCGGCCGAGCGCGCGGCGGTACAGCGTGCCGCAGCGCCGAAGATGCTGGAAGAATTGCGGAAGGCAACGGCGCGGTCGGGCTATGCAATGGCACCCGACGAGGGCAAGCGTGCGGCACTGAGGGAAGCCATTCAAGGCGCGCGCAAGGATGCAGCGACATCCTTCCTCAAGGAATTGGGTAGTGCGGAGCGCGACCGGCGCCGGCGCCAGTTAGTACCGGCGGCAACGCCGACGCGGTAGGGAGGTCCTAGATGCCGAGCCGAGAGAATCTCCTGCGAGCTGCCCGTCTGTCCGCGCTGCGCCACGGGCTTGGTGAGGATGGTGCTCTAGTCGCCCAGGCCATCCTGCTCACTGAGGGCGCGATGGACGGGCAGGTAGGGGACAGCGGCGCCAGCCACGGCCCCTACCAGTTCCACCGTGACGGGATGCTGCCCGCCTATGCCAAGCACCTCGGTGTTCCGGTCGAGGAGGCGGAGCGCCGCGTTGTCCGAGACCCGATCCGCGCGATTGATTGGGCGCTCAAGGGCTATCTGGGCCAGGCAATCAAGGAGGGCAAGGCGAAGGGGCTCTCCGGTCCAGAACTTGCCACCTACGCGCAGCAGAACGGCCAGCGGTCGCAGACGCCCGAGCGCGCCGGACTCGTCTACCGACAGCACATCCCCGAACTCCGGCGCCTCTCTAACTCCGGCGTACTTCCGCGCCAGAACGTGGCCGCCACGACGCAGACTGTCGCTGATGACGATGATTCCGACCTGACGCCACGCAAGGTGACAACTGCCGCTGCGCCGCCCGCCAGCCCCGCGATGGACCCGGTTATCGCCAGCGTGATCCGGCGCAAAGGGCAGCCTATCAGCGTAATCCCTAAGGACCCATGGGAGTCTGGCGATCCGAAGGGCTCGGTCTGGGTCTTGACGTTCCGCGACAACACCTCGCTTGAGATCGACACGCAGGATGAGGGGAAGAAGCCGACCCCAGACCTGATTGGCGCCGTGCCACTCAGGGGCAACGCCCTACCAGAGAAGCAGGCTGACGGACGTGGCGCAATCAGCGCGCCGCCCAATCACAAGTTCATCATCTACTCAGACGGCACCAAGGAGGAGAACCCGAACTATCAGGCTCCCGCGCCAGAAAGCATGACCGCCGGCAATGTTCGCTACGAGAAAATAGACGGCCAGTGGACTCCCGTATTCGACGCTAACCCAAGGCCCGACCCCGACGCTGTAGCTTTGGAGAAGCGTGGCAGAACGGCTGACGTTGAAGGGAAAGAGGCGGATACAAAGCGCAAGATAATCCTGGCCGACGCGGATCTGGCAACGCAGCAAGCGAGAGCCAGGGCTACGGCGGCGTGGAAGCAGTTTGGGGACGATAGGGACTATGACAAGTTGGCCGCCGCACTCGATGACGTGGGGGAGGGCCTCAAGGTTATAGGCTTGAAGCTTTCCTTTGCACAGGAAAAGCGCCTGAACGAGGGAATGGCGCAATCAGAGCGGCACTTCGCCGCGACCCAAGGCCGATTGATCCAGGACGCGGCACAGCGGGCGGGTGACAGCGCCGTGAGCGCGGAACTGGCGCTGGCGAAGATGCGCGTCGGTCCTACCTTCAGGGCTGAAGCCGAGCGGGTGGCGCAGGAACGCGCGGCTGGCAATATGAAGGCGCGGATGAGCCCAACCGCGTTCGTGTTCAAGGCGCCTGACTTCGAGACCATCCGCGCGCAAGCGGTGGCGAACGCGCTGAAGGGCTACAGCCCCTACGCAGCCCAGATCGCGGCGGGCCAGGCGCCCGCGCCGGCAGCCGCCGCGCCAACTACCGGGGTAAGGTCGCCGGACCTTATTCCTGGGGTGGAGGATCAGCCGCCGATCTCGGGGCTGCGTTTCGTGCCGCCGTCAGTCAGGGAAGCGCCGCCCGCGATGTATTAGCCTATCGCAATCAGCGCAATGGGCCATCTAGACGGGAGGCAGGCATAACCGAGCCGATGGCATTGCGCATGTCGTCGTCGATTGCACGCCAGTCATTGGCGATGGCGAGGTAGTCGGCCTCCGTGGGGCTCTCCGACTCGTTGTACGTATTGAGGGTGCCGCCCAAATCGAAGATACGCGCGACCCCCTCCAGGAACGACGGCCGCGCAAAGAGGAGCCCGAAGTATCTGCTCATGTCAACGCTCCCAGGGTGCCCGGCGGGTTGTCCGCGTACAACACCCACACCTTGCTCCGTGTTACTAAGATAGCACAAAGGGTCAATGTGACGCGGGCCATCTAGACAAGGGCCTACGCATCGCGTACACTATCCATCGACGCAGGCCAGAGACCGGCCGCTCAGACCCTTACGAGGGTCGGGCGCCCGGTCTTTTTGTTTGCGCACTTTCCCGCGACAGCCGCGGAGGTGCCAATGCCCGTGCCCGAAGCCGCAGCCCCGGCGGCCAGCGAGCCGCAAGCGTTACCCGCCACGCCCGACGCGCCGTTTGCGACGGAGACGGCGCCCCCGCCGACGCCGGCGACCTCGCCCACTGGGCAGACGCCGCCGACCTCGACAGGGGATGCACCGCCCGCCGCGACCGACCCGAAGGACCTGGACGAGAAGCGCCGCATCGACGGGCTGGTCGGCTCCCGTCTCCAAGCAGAACGCGAGCGATGGCGCACTGAGTACGAGGCCGAGCAGAAGGCGAAACTCGATGCCGAGCGGCAGGCCAATGAACGCAAGGCCCGGCGCGAGTTTCTCGCCAATCTGGACACCCAGCTCGAGGAGAATCCCCTAGAAGGCAGCGAGACCGCGCGCAAGCTCGTCCGCGAGGAACTCGACAGGTTCCGGGCCGAGGACGAGACAGCGGCAACGGCAGCCGTGCGGGCTGAAGCAGCCGGCACGCTGTTCGGGAACTTCCACCAGGGATTCTCCAATTGGGCGGTCAGAACGCTCGGCATCGAGGGCGTCCAGGAACTCGGTCGGGGCGAGTATCCGACCGAGCCGGTGCAGGGGACCCTGGCCTACCTGGACGCCGCTTTCCAGCGTGCGCTGAAGGTGGAGACGGAGAAGGCGGTACGCGCCGAGCGGGCAGTATGGGAGAAAGAGGCGCGGCCCGCGCTCTTGAAAGAGGCGTTGGGCAGCGTCGCGGACGGTGAGCCGTCCATCGACACCGAGGCGGGCCGGCCCGTTGGCGGCGACCTGACGCTCTCACGCTGGCTCGCGATGAGCGGCGAGGAGCGGATGCGCTTGCCCAACGAGCAGAAGGACCGGATGGTCGCGCTGGCAATGCGCGGGACGCGATAGCGATGCTGAAGACTGGGCGCTTTGCGCCGAAAGGGGAGTAAATCAAATCGCGGTGAACACAACGGGCATCACGCCCGCTGCTAACTTTATCCCTTGACTGTGGTACACAGATAAGGTACCATTAGGGGCGCGGGGACGAGAGTTCCCGTGGAAAATCCTCTCTGAATAACGGGAAAGGCTGAGACGCCAACCCGAGGGAAGGGAGCCCCTGATGCGCGAGGAACTGGCTTACGTCGCGGGTCTACTTGACGGGGAAGGGTACATTGGCATTGCGCGAATGGCTCGGGACCAGTACAAGCACGGCGTCAATTACACGCCGATGGTCAAGCTTGTCTCGACGCACGAGCCGCTCGTCAGTTACCTCATCGAGCGTTTCGGCGGCAACAGGTCGCATCGCGTGTTCCCGAGTCACCGGAACAGCCGAGACGCCTTCGAGTGGGGTATTCGAAGTCGGCGCCGCGTTCTCCCCTTCCTCAAGCAGATTCGACCGTGGCTACGGGTCAAGGCGGATGCCGCCGATGTCGTCATCGGGCTATGCGAGAGCATGGGCCGGTGGGGCTGCAATGGGATGTCCGATGAGGAATTCCAGCGCCGGACCCGGCTATGGGAAGACCTACGCCGCCTCAATCATCGGGGACGACCACCCGCAGAGACTGAGCGAGAGGACACCCTGCACACGGCAGGGTGATGCGACAGTCCGGCCTCACGGGAAGAACAACCGTGAGAGCGCCGCAGAAATGACGGCGCCCGTTGTCGTACTCATCGTACGACAACGAGTAACAACAGCGGAGATCTGGGACACCGAAGCGGGTGACGCCGCCCAGGCCACCATTGTGCTGGCGGAGTTGGTCGACACGCAGTTCGAGAAGAAGATGCGGATGGGTGACATCATCCGCATCGTCGATAAGTCCAACCCCGCCGTGCGTGTCAAGACCGAGGACGCCAGCGCGACCTACGCGAACATCACCGAGACGAATCAGGCCATCACGATCAACCGCCAGGCCTACGTCGCGTTTCTCATCGAGGATATTTTGGACGTGCAGGCGCAAACCGATTTGCGCCAGATGTACACCTCGAAGGCGGGCTACTCGCTGATGGCCTTCGTCGAGGGCGACGCGACCAGCGGTTTGGTGAGTTTGCCGTCGTCGTTCTCGCAGCTCGTGGGCACGTTGGGGTCCGACCCAACGGACGACGACCTATTGCAGGCGGTGACGCTGCTCGACCAGAACGACGTGCCGCGCGAGGATCGGTTCTTCTACTGCGCGCCAGCGACGCACACGGCGCTGCTGAAGATCGAGAAGTTCGTGAATCAGCAGCACGTGGGGCAGGCGGCGGCCGAGCGCGCCATCACCAAGGCGAAGGTCGGCATGGTGTACGGGGCGCCCGTCTACATGTCGAGCCTGGCCGACAATAATCCGGCCGCGGCGTCGCAATCATACTCCTGGTTCTGTCATAAGCGGGGCGTGGCGCTCATCCGACAGCGCAT